GGCCCTTGATTTTGTTTAATTGTTTTTCCCATGTTGCCTCTGCAGCTGCGGATCGTTCGGCGGCGATCTGCGCGGCATTGCCCATTTCCTCCATGCCTTTTTTGAAGTTCTCTTTTTGGCTGAAAATAAAATCGAGCCGCATGCGGGCATTCGGGCCGAAGACCTGATCAACTTTTTCATCGAATACTTTAATCGGTACCTGCTTGCGCCATTTGGCCAGGTAGGCTTCGAGGTCTCTTAACACTTCAAGCTGATCGCGCCATTCTGTTGTACCGTCCGCGTTGACCTTACGCACCTTGACGCCGCTGGCCTCGAGGATATCGGCCTTGTCCTGTATCGCGCCGAGCGTTTCGTTGAGCTGCATGATGACGCGGGGATTACTCATGCCTGCCATGCCCAGGCCACGCAGCATGCCGAGGGTTTGCGTATATTCTTTTTTAGAACCGCCGCGAAGAACCAGGCGCTGCATGACGGTATCGAGCGATTCCACGTCGACGCGGGAAGCGACCAGGGCTTCGCCGACGCTTGCGGCTTCCTTTGCGGTAAGCCGGTATAATTTCATAATCTGGACAATGCGATCCTGTACGACATCAAACGGCGCTTTCATCGCATCAGCGGTTTTATCCGTTACGCGCATGATCTGCATGATATCGTCCGGTTTATACATGAAAGATAATTTATAGGCGGACTGGAAGGTCTCACCGGTATTTTCGCCGATCTCTCCGGAGAGGGAAGCAATCTTCTTTTTAAAGATGTCTATCTCGGCGCTATTGGCCTTGAGATTGACGCGCATGCGCAGGAGAGCGTCATCGACGGGCATATAATCGGAAAGAGAAAAGAGCTTCTTGAGCACAAGGCCGGTGGAAAGCGCCGTTGCCGCCTGGCCCAAAACGCCCACGTTAGCGGTAAGCTGCTGCACCTTCTGCATGGTATTACTGACATGAGTGCGGAAACTGCCGAGCGCACGTTCGCCTTGCTGAAATCCCTGCTGGAATTTATCAGATTTGGCGATCAGCTCTAATAATACTTTCATGTCCGGCATATTATTTCTTCTTTACGATAAACTTTTTGCCCGTGCCTTTTGTTCTGGGCTTTTTCAAATTTGTCCAGGCGTCAATGTATTCCAACGCTTCATCTTCTGGCATGGCCAGCGCCTCGCTATATGTGAAGCCGATTTTTAACAGCATCACTATTAACTGGCGGCTATCTTTCCTTTTCTTTGCGAAAGGTGGCGCTCTGTAGAGCTAACCTCACTTCCGCCGCTGATATTTCGTTCTGGTCTTCTTGATCCATACCCATCAGCAAATCGCCCGTAATCTCTTCCTTCGGGATTGTGCCGAGACTCAGAAGCATATTGGCCGTGATGCAGAGTTCAGCATACAGCTTGTTTTTTTCCGCTCGTGCGGCCCGCGCTGGGTCGTCAAAGATGTTGACGGTATCAGCAACAATCTGTTTGCGGATTTCAAAGGCTCTGTGGGTTACGCCTTCATATTCAACGCCATTCGGCAGAGTTCCTTTTTCTGTAAACATGTGCAGATCCTTTCAGTCGCTTATAAATCGTGGAAGGTGAAGGGTAAAAGATAACCCTCCACTCTTCACGGATATTATGTCTCTGTTCTTTTTTTCGCGGAGAAGTCGATAGTTTTAACGACACACTCGGCTTCGGGATCATACTTGGCTTCGCCGATCTTTGTCGCATAAACACCGGTGTATTTAATTCTCGTGCCGTTTTGCCGGTCGATGGTCAGCGTGCCGCCCTTGACTGTGGTGAAATCAAATTCCGGTGAATCAGATGGAATCGCATAATCCACTTTAGCAGTAGGACGTTCCAGTTTTTTGGAATGGCCGGTGCTGTTCATTAACTTCACGGCGTTATACAACTCGCGTTCACCTTCAGTTACCGATTTAAAATCGGTTATGCTCTTGCCGTTGACTTCCAGCAATATTTGATTGACAAATTCTTCTGACATTTTAAAACCTCCAGTTTTAGATTGCCACGTCCACGATAAATCGGGACTCGCAATGACAATTTTATTTTAAAGCAGTAAATCTATCCGACCGGCGAACACATGCAGGCCGTTGACTACGTCGCAGGGGATCTTCGCGTTGAGCCGGTTGGCATCCGTTTCATCGCGTTCAACAATCACGCCGTCGGCATTGGCCGCAACTTCCTCGACAATTTCCAGATCCTCTAGTTTATAGAGCACGTCCATGATCTGATCGCGCACGGCCTCAGGCGTTTTGCTCGACAATTTTTCGCGCGGGAATCGCAGCGCGATGCGAGTGCGGACGGCCTCTCTCACATAATCCAGGGTGCGGATTGTGGTGATATCCAGTAACGAAACATCGTCAATGTTGTTGGCGTCGTGAACATAGGTGCTGATGGCGCGGACGATCTGGACGACTTCGCCGGGGCCTACTTCCAGCGGCGCAGCGCCGTTGGCGAGGCAGGATTCCTGCTCTGTCCGGGACAATCGCGAAGCGATAGGCGGAGCAGCGATGCCCGTTAATGCCAGCGTATTGAGCGGTCTGGCGGGATCTTCCTCGTAAGCCATGACCGCCGCCATTGCTGCTGCAATTTCGTAAATCGGGCTTTTCGTGCCGCGTAAATACGCGCAGAGAATACGCCCGGAATTGATCGTGCTGGTCAGTGTGGTGACTGTGCCCAGCGCGTCGTCATCGGCAATTACGCCTATGCCGGGTCGCTGTTCCATCGGGCCGGATACTAAATCCAGATGGGTTTTTAGCGCCGCATACGATGTTGCATCGATGAACGGCACGGCGATGATGTCGTATTGTTCACCTACTACTGCCGCCAATGCCGTGGCAAGTGTCGGGTCGACCGATCCGGCTGTCGTTGCAGTGAATGCGCCAGTAACGCCGGTGGCCGTAATTTCCACGGCAAAATCGATCTGGTTGGCCACGGTGCCCTTGTTTTTGGCGGTGAAGGCCAACGAGCCTGTCGTGTGCACAACGGTAAAGGGCAGGGCAGGATCATTGTCCAGGGCGGCTTTGAGTGCGTCGCCGATGATTGTGGCCGTGTCTGTCAATGTTATGCCTACCTGATAGCGGACATTGCCGACCCATAGAGTTAATGCGCCACTGCCGCTGGCCGGGCCGGTAATGGCTAATGTGTGAACGCGGGCGACCGGCGATGTGGCAAAATCGTCGAGCGCGCAAACGGTCAAATCCAGATACGGATTGGCCTTGATGGCCGCTCTGACCATCAGGTGCGCGATGGAGCCGTTGCCAAAATATGCCGCCGCTTCAGCGTCGGAAAATACCTGCGTGGCAATAAGCTCCGCGACTGATCCAGCCGCAAGCCTTTGCGCGATGATCAGCATTTTCTGCGCGTTGGCGGGTAGCGTCCTTACCGCCAGTTTGGTATTAAACTCTAAATACTTGCCTGGCTTGCGGATGCTGCCGGGAATTGAATCAAATGTAATATTTTTCGATCCCATGATTATTCTTTACCTCCCTTTTTATTCGTTTTGTCCTGGCTTCCCGCCTGCGCGGGAATGACAGCGGTGTCTGCAACGACAAGCGAGCCGTCAGCAACCAGGCGCAGATAATAAGCGCTACTAGGTACTTTCTGCGGTGTTTTGTCGTCAATGTACTCTCGCGGTTTGCCTTCCTTTGGGCATTTGGTGCCCGGCGCTGATTGAACGTTCATAGTGGTACCTCCTATTGTTCCTGGATTCCCGCCTGCGCGGGAATGACAGTTTAATTATTGATCCAGTGTTACCGTATCGCTGGCGTCGACAACCTCATCACCGGGTTTCAAATAATAATTCAGGCCGATGGTCAGCATATCCACGATGTCCTCATCGCTGATCGCGGTTAAAACAAAGCCGGTTTCAAATTCTATTTGAAAAATGATTTTGCCCGCTTTGGCTTCGGCCTCTTCGGTGATATTGTCCAGGCGCTTCGGTGCCAGCGCATCTATTTTCAGGCCGAGCTTGTTATTGATGAGCAATGCCAGTATCGCCAGCAGAATGGGATAGACGCCTTTGCGACGGTCTTCGACACTGCGCAGATTTTGAAATGTGACGATTACAAACACCTGAGGCGATATTTTAAATGTCTGCGCGATGCGCGAAAAAGTGCCGCCGCCGACAATCACATCAACGATAGGCAGATTGAGCGCCAGCTTGCTGTGCGCTTCGTCGATCCCGGCCCTTACAGCGCCTGTCAGCTTCGCGTTCAGTCTGGTGACTATTCCGTTTTCGATATCGGTTAGCATACTTTTCAATCCTGGATTCCCGCCTACGCGGGAATGACAATTAATAATTAAAATCCCTTCAATTTATCGCGTGTGAAGATGCGATCACTTACCGATTTGTTGGCCTCGGCCCCTTCCGACGTAGACGCAGCCGGTGGCGGATCAACTCCCAGGGAAAGTCGACCAGAAGAAATATCTTTGAGCCGGGCAACCGCATTGTCATAAGATTTTTGTACGTCATCAGAGACGGTGCGCCGTTTGTAGAGATAATAAATCGACATGTCCAGGGAAAGCCCGGCGACGACAGGAGGCACCGTTGTAAACGGCACCGCGTACTTAACGGCGCAATAGCCGTCAATTTCCGCGTCCGCCCGTGCGATGGCCTTTGTGACATTTTCAGTAATGATCGCGCCGACGTTGTCATCGTCAGTTAATTGTTGGACAACCGCTTCGGTGATCGCTTTTTTAATGTCTGCTAATGTGCAGTATGCCATTTTTTGCCTCTTATTTATTGGGGCGCGATGCATCGCTCCCCTACGTAATTTTGGTCAAATTTTTCACCGCGTAGATATATTCGTCCGTGACTTTTTTGCTTGTTGCCCCGTAAGTGATTTGCACGGTCACCCGCTTTCGCTCTCTCTCAACCGCGGTGTCGATAATTGCGTTTTGGACATCGGTAATTGTCAGATCATGCGTGGCCGCAGACGGCGCGAATGATGTCCAGTCGAGGATCTGCGTCCCGGATTCGACATCGTCAATCCTATATTGCGCGGCGGTTGGAATAACACCGATGCTACTTTCATCTTTAAACGATAACCGCAAAATCAATGTTGTTTTTTCGTTGATAATTTCCATTTTTATTTCCCTATTGTAGGGGCACGATGCATCGTGCCCCTACGCCATAATTAACTAAACGTAATTGCCAGGTCTACAGTCCAAATCTGCCCGGCGGTCTTCGTGCCCTGGTCGGAAACCTTACGATTCAAATTCTTGCCGGTGTCGGTGGCGGCGTTGATTATGGTAAATTCCTTCCATGCAAAGTTCGCCACATTCGCGGTGAATACAGACCGGAAAGTGACTGTCTGGTTTGCACGTGACGGATAACTGGTTTCCATCGCGGCATAGGCTTTGTTGGTTGCTGCTTGAAGCGCTGTTTGCGTGGCCGCTGCCTCCGTGTCGCTGTCGCCGACGCCGATATATGCGTTGGCGTTAGAAAATGCCGTGCCGCCAATACCGCACAGCAAATCTATGTGTTCACCTATGCCTTCGTTAAGCATCAGGTTCCCGTCGATTTCGGCAACATCAAACGGCCTGTTATTTGCGAACGCTTTTTCATCCGCGTATTTGCGAAGTGTCCATTTGGTTTTATGTCCGGCTTGATCTGCTACGACTGCTGGTGCTATTTGTTTCATAATTTCCTCCTTAAATTTTTGTAAAAGTTATTTTCCCTTTTCGGGGTGTTATAGTTATATTGCCTTTTCTGGGCGTGAACGTAATGTCCACCCTCTTGGAATCCTGCCTGTAATTGACAACGACATCTACGCCTGTGCCGGAATCGGCCAGAGAAATAAGAGTGCCTATAAAGCTGAGGACGTCCACGCCCATGCCGGAATCGGGTATGGTAAGAGATACTTTTATTGACTGAGCGCTGTCATCGCCGGAGCCACTATCGATGATGGTGATTAGGGCAGAGACAAGATTGATGATTTCGGTGCCGGAGCCGCTGTCGGCCAGCGAAAATGATACCTCGATCGCCGGTGAAATGTCCGTGCCCGTGCCGGTATCCGTAATATTCAAAGAGGCCAGGAGTTGTTTTATTGCATCGTTGCCCGCGCCGGTATCCGAAACAGAAATTAGTGCATTGATTTTTGCAATGACATCCGCGCCCGCGCCTGTATCTGTAAGTGACAATAATGTTGAAATCAGGCTGATGACATCCGCGCCTGCATTGTTATCATTCACTGAAAGTGAAACCCTTATGTTTGCTGTGTCAGAGCCGACGCCCGTGTCATTAATAGATAACAATGCGGTGATTATGCTTATAACGTCGATACCCGCACCGGTATCCGATACTGCCAGGGAAACATTAACCGCAACCGCGTCGGATCCCGTACCCGTATCTGCAAGTGAAAGCAATGCGGCAATCAGCGAGACGGCATCTGCGCCGATGCCGGAATCAACAATATTAAGCGACACATTGACAGCGGGTGTGTCGGTACCGGATCCGCTGTCGGCCAGCGATAATGACACTTTGATTGCTGCAGCGTCGGATCCTGTGCCAGTGTCCGGGAGAGACAGGGCAACGTTGATGGCCGGAGCATTATCGGTGCCTGTGCCTGTATCCGGGAGAGACAGGGCAACGTTGATGGCCGGAGCGTTATCGGTGCCTGTGCCTGTATCCAGCACAGAGATAAGCCTCTGAATGAGATTGACAACGTCACTGCCTGCGCCGGTATCCGATACTGCCAGGGAAACATTAACCGCAACCGCGTCGGATCCCGCACCGGTATCGGTGAGCGATAATAGTTTTGCTAAAAGTAAAACGCTAATATCATCTGCGCCGAGGCCGGAATCAGTTACATTAAGATACACATTAACAGCCGGTGTGTCGCTACCGGAGCCGTTGTCGGCCAGCGATAATGACACTTTGATTGCCGCTGTATCCGAACCCGTGCCGGTGTCCGGGAGCGTTATCGCCACATTGATACCGGAGATTATATCCGCGCCCGCGCCGGTATCCAGCACAGTGATGAGCCTCTGTACAAGACTGACAACTTCGCTGCCCGCGCCGGTATCCGATACTGTCAGGGAAACATTAACCGCAACGGCGTCGGATCCCGTACCCGTATCTGCAAGTGAAAGCAATGCGGCAATCAGCGAGACGGCATCTGCGCCGATGCCGGAATCGGCAACATTAAGCGACACATTGACAGCGGGTGTGTCGTTGCCCGAACCGTTGTCGGCAAGGGATAAAGATACTTTGACTGCTGCTGTATCTGAGCCAGTACCCGCGTCCGGAAGTGTAATCGCCACGTTGATACTGGAAATTATATCTGCGCCAGCGCCGCTTTCAGCGACAGTTATTAACCTGGATACGATATCGACAATATCATTGCCTGATCCTGAATCGGAAATATTGATCGAAACATTAAGGCCGGAAATAATATCCGCGCCTGCACCGCTGTCGGCTAGGGCAAGCAATACTGATAAAAGATTGACGATATCCGTACCTGAGCCGCTGTCAGTGAGAGGCAATCGTGCAGCGATCCCGCTGCCGAGAATATCCGCGCCCGCGCCGGTATCGCTGAGCGACAGGCCAACTGCAATCTGTGCCACGGCATCACTGCCTGCGCCGGAGTCGGTGATTGATTTGATTGTTTGAACTGTAATGCTTAAATACGGGTCGCTAGATGTCCCCGAGTAATTTGAATATCTTGCTCCATTTCTGGCTGACGTGGCTCCAGGATCACTTTTTAGATAATCATAGGTATACTCTCTACAACATATCAATGTTGTTCCACTTACATTTATATCTGTGATACCTTGAGCATTAAATGCTATTTCATTTGCTTTCAAAGATTCCCATGTTATATGCCCATATTCACTCCCGCTAAACGAGTCGTAATCAGCAGTTGTCAACGTGGCTGCTTGTGTCCCTTTCATAGCGCACACAGCGGATTCGGCATACGTAGCTGGACACGTTATAAAATTACTAACGCCTGATATCGTCCCAGTTATGCCTGAAGTATTGTAAAAGAAGAATGACCTCGTTATATAATAACTGGTTGGTTTATTAACCCTAAAAGCAGTAACGTAGTAAGTATCACCATCGGATACGGTATCACCAGTTCCCGCACTTTGGCATGTACTGAATGTACTATTGTTATAAGTTACATACCCATCCGCAGTGCTTGAATATATCGGATCAAGATCGATCAGATATGATTTGGGCAACAAGTCGGCATTAAAATCTTTGGTTGATTCTTTGATGTATGTGAGTGTGCCGTCGTGATTGTCTATGACGGTATGTGTAATAAGGTGCTGCACATCTGCAAGCGGCTCGTAAGTGTCAGCGTCAATCAGCAACGGTTTACGCAAACGTAAGCGGAATTGTCCGGATTTTTTTGAATAGAACCATTCCTCATCAATGTCTGCCATTTTTTTGTAGTCAAGGCCTTTGATGTGAACGGTGAAGATAATTTTAAAATGTTTTATCGGAGAGGGCACCTTGACCATCTGCCGCGCGCCCTGGCGTGTAGCCCGGATAATCACATTACCCAAGTCTGCCGTTACGGCATCGATCGGAATATGTTTGGCCACGTCGACCGGAATATCCACGCCGTCATATTGAATGCGTTCGATGCTGATTTCAAATTGCTCAGCGCCGGTTTGATTGTCGTCTGGGCGAATGCCGAGATATTTATTTTTAAGGCCGTCCTGGCGAACGCCCACGGACATGATATTTTTATCACGCAGCCATATGCCGTTGACTGATTTTGAAGACGTATTAAGCAGTGAATCGAGCTCAATAAATTTAAGATTATCCATCGGGCCGTACGCGACCGGATTCATGTGCGTACGGCAATGATAAATTTTACTGCCGTCGCTCATATAATGAATAATCGCGCTCTTATTCCCCGGTAACAGGTTTCTGGATAATATTTCTGGCATAGTATTATTACTTTTCCTTCTTAGCGATCATCATTGATCTCACCACAAAAGCCCTCTCGCCTCTCCGGAGAGAGGGCTTCTAGCTGGGATCAAATAATCAATCTCAGGTCGCGTAGGTATCTTTAAACAGATAACCTAATGCGGCATCGACCAATACGATGTCGGACTCTTCCGCTACTTCATATACATCCTGATGCTCCGCTGGTTCGCGCCAGGTGGTAGTACGTCTGGCCTGGCCGTCTTCATACGCGGTGCGCGCCTGATAACCGGGAGCGGGAACTTTGCGTCCGGGAGCCGCCGGACGATGGAACAGGAAGCCCATTCCTTTGCCCGAGTTCACTTCCCAAATATACTTGGAGGTGAAGGATGTTCCCGCCTTGTTTTCTTTGGCAGTGTTGACGATGGCTTTGCCGACCAGGACTTCTTCGAGTTCCAGCATGGATGCGATCAAGTCCGCCGTGATAACGCCTTTCTGTGTGTACTTGATCTTATCAAGAATCTCGGCGTTATCTCCCAGGGCCAACATCGTGGCATAATCGATCATGAGGCAATTGGGCGTCACACCAGACACCGACTGAATTGCTTTGACGCCTTTTTTTATGTCATCAATGAAGGTGTTGGTATTCCCTTTCGGAGCCCACAATCCTTCGGCGTCTTCTCCGCCGACGTTGCCGTCCGCCCAGGTACCGCCCGTGATCATTGCAGCAACCCGCACCTCTTTTTTCATATCGATTTTATCAGAGGCGAATTCAATCGCGTCCTGATCAGGCTGAAGAGGCGGAGCCATCGCGGATTTGGCAAAGCGTCTGTCTTCGTCGGTGACCTCTGCGGCAATCGCGTATTCTTTTGTAATAATGTTCGCCCAATCAATGGGGAACCCTGTGCGGTTGGCCCGCGAGCCGGGGCCGCGAATGCCCGCTTCATCGCGGAACCACGCGCCTTTGGAATAAATAGCGATTTTCGCTTTGGGATCGCATTTATCCAGGATACGGAAAACCCTGTCCGCAATATAATCCTTGTTTTTGTAAGCCACAGACACATTTTGCAGAGGCCCTGTGACCATCATTTCTTTAACGTTTGGAGCCATGTTTTTTCCTCCTTGAAATTTAGTTTTCTGGATTCCCGCTTTCGCGGGAATGACAAATATTGTTTGTAGGGGCACGAAGCATCGTGCCCCTACTCCTCAATTTTAATGTACGACGGTACCCAGTGAATAGATGGTGACCGCTTCAGTGCCGCTGCCGATGTTATCCAAACGGCAGAGGAAACGCTTGCTGTTGTTCTGTGCGATGGTCATTGTCCCGGACAATGTGACGCCCGCGCCTGCTGTTAACGTGATGGTTTCCGCCGCATTCGCATCATTGCGAATGGTGAATTCAAAACTGGAACCGACGATGCCGCCCGCGAATCCCGCGACGATGAGCGCCGCTGTCGGCGTTACATCGCTGCGATTGTCTCCGTTGGGATCACGCAGGATTAAGCCGCCGATCAATTCCGCCGCTGTATAGGTTGCCGCGCCTGCCGTGGTTTTTGTGGTGACCGTGGTAATAAACCAGCCGGTCTGCGTTATGCCGGGAACCTGGCCATTTAAAAGCACAGAGGCTAGATCATCTTCAGCAACTGATGCTTCCAATACCAACGCGCGGGCATAGGCTAGTGCGCCTGCTGCGTTTTTCCCTTTTCCCGCGTCGGTGGCGGAAACGTATTCCGCTTTGACGTAAGCGTTAATGGCGATGGCGTCGTTTGCCTGCAACTTACTGACGCCGATGACGCGCACTACGGCGGCTTCGTTAATGCCCGGTGCGTTTTGCAGGATGCCGATCAGGCCTTCGGTTTCGTTATCCGGACGCCGCACACCTGTCGAGGTGAGGACGACGAACTTGTACTGATCATCAACCAGGCTTTCTAAGGCAACGAAAGAGAGGTCTAAAATTTTGTTATCCATGTGTTGACTCCTTTTTTTATTTTTTGGACTATAGTGACAGTTGTTTTTTTACGTTTCACACTTCACGCTTCACTCTTCACGTGCCTTATGCGCCCTGAATCTCTTGCGTGTATTCCTGCGTCAGTTCGGGATTTTCCTTCTGCACCTCGGCAAAAGCCGCTGTGTAGGTTAAATCCTTGAGCTCTTTCATTTTGGCCCGCGTGAGAGTTTCAAGTTTAGCGCCTGCGCTTCCCGCGCCGCCCACGTCTTTGTGTCTGGCAGCGACTTCACTGAAAGTGACAAGCGGTGTGGCAGATTCCAGCAACGCTTTCATGCGGTCGAACGCGGTGAACTTTTCTTTCTTCTCGCCAAATTCGATTTGATTATCGATTTCAGCCATCGAAAAAAGAATCTCCGGCAGGCCGAAGGCAACGGTCGCGGGAATTATCTTTCCCGCTTTAATCAGCGATTCGCAAAAAGCGGCGATTTCGGTTTTGATCGTGGATAGCCGTGTTTGACGTTGCTGTTCAGCAAATTCCGCTGTGGCTGCGTTTTTCCCTTTTTCCTCAGCCTCTTTTCTGACCTTTTCGATGTCAGCCTCTGAAAACTGTTTGCCGTCCTGCGCTGATGCTGCCGGGCCGTCGTCGGGCATTTTGGCCATAAATTCAGCGAAGAACTTGGCCACTTTTTCCTTGAATGTCATATCCTTTTCCTCCTTCTTTTCGTTGTATAGATTTTGTTGCGGTTCATCGGCAGGCGGATTGGCCGCCGATCTTAAATCTTCTATCTTCCAGTCCGGGACAATCCGGTCTGCCGTATCCTGTCCTTTTTCTTCGATGAACCATTCCCGCAGATTGCGGAATACATCCGCCAGGGAATTCCATGCCCAGGGTTCGGAAAATTCAAAACTGGCCGCATCGCCCTCGGCAAAAGCCACATCGGGCAGGCCCTTAACAGCCGGAGGCATAGCGCCCAAAAATGCTACGTGGCGCAGAGTTCCGTCCGGATAGAACGCGGCGCTTCTCTTCTTGAGAAGCCCCCTTTTAAGCATGTCTTCAAATTCCGGCTGAACCTGTTTGAATTTAGCCAGCAGAAGGTTGCCTTGTTTTTTCAGGCCTTCGACCCAGCCCCAGGCCGGAGCGTCATCTGCCGGATGTCCGATGCAGGCGGGCGGCTCATGCGTTGCGGTGTTGAAACTGGCAACGGCTTTGTCAATGAGCGCGTCGCCGTCGTGTTTGATGCCTTTGCTGTCGGTCTGTTCACCACCCCTGAAAATGGGGATGTAATCGTCAAAACCTTTAAAAGTAATCATGTTAGTTCCCCTTATTGCTCAGATAATTTTTCATTCCATCCCGATAAAGAACTGCACCATTGACTTCACCGGAGGCCTTTCTTACCCAGGGACGGCCTTTCATGCCTCTGACTGATCTGACTGGGTGCGATGCGCCGGGCCAGTAAAGAGCCTGTTTGTTTTTGGGCACGATCTTTGTTTTGTGCGGGCCGTAAAGTCCGGTTCCTTCATGAACATAACCGGCGTACGGCGCGGTAAAAGCCAGAGTGCCACGGCTTCCGTCATCGTTGACTTTGCTTGTGCGCGTGCGCTTGAGGTTGCTCGTTTTCATCGGCGCTTCTTTTACGGCCAGAGCTTCGACCGTTGTCAGCCAGTTGGTCATGCCTGCCCGACGAGCCGGTTTCATATCGTCTTTAAGGTTTTTAAATAACCTGCCGGGATCGGGTTTTATGTTCATGGTTATTTCCATGCGCTAATCCTCTAACCTTCTAATCATCTAACCCTCTTAATTACGATGCCGTGGCAATGCGGATGATACGGCGGCAGCACACCTCTAGCAACAAGAGCTTCGGCATTGCCTACTGCGGGCGTGATGGTTTTCATTTCGGCGGAGTATTCATCCGGCGACATGCCCGCATGGCGCGTCATGGTATTGTGTGCCGTGGCAACGCTGATAATCTTACCGTTCATCTCCTGGCAGAGTTCGCATTCCTGTGTCGGCTCATAAACTTCCAGTTCGGTAATTCCGGCCTCATGCAGTTGCGCCGTTGCCGCCCAGTTCTGTGCCCTGGTCACTGATGTATCAATGATCCGGCTCACCTGAAAATCTTCCAGATCGGAAAGTTTCTGGCCGAAGAGATCCCGGAAGGCCTGATAGTTTTCCGGCAATGCGCGTTTGAATAACGCCTCGCCATCCTGAAGATAGCGCTCACTCAGAAAAGATTTAACCGTTGCAACCGCGTCCGGATTCTGCACCCACTTGGAAATATAAAAATTGTCCACTTTGGATAGAAAGTTCATGGCGCGGAGATCCGGCCCGCCGAATTCGGCGACAGCCGCAGGGTTGGGACTGCGGAAATTTTTATAAATGGCTTCCACAGCTTTTTTGATAACGGGCCTATCTGTGACGCTGAGGGCCGCGCCTAATATGCCCTGCACGGAAGCGATGAATTCAGCCTGTGTGGGCGGCGTCTTCTGCTTCATCAGATAAGATTCGATTTCATCGAGCGCACCCAGCCGGGCGTTATTCAAAGACGGCTTGATCGCGGTCATATAGGAGGCAACCCAGTCGGGTGCATCGCCTTCGGCAAATTGCGGGAGATTGTTTTGTCCGGGAAAACCAAACGCGGATGGTTTGGCTGGTGCTACCAGCACGTCGCCTTCCTGCGGGGCCGGTATCCCGTAGGTCTCATAGAAATAACCCACTGCAACCGGCAGGCCAATGTCAACAATGAGCGATTTGTCGACAGCGCTGCGGGCGGTCAGATCCGGTTTGGCGTTGGCGTAGGTCTTGATTTTCGGATAGGCCGTGACATTCGGGAAATTATAATCAACGATCCACTTAATTAGATTGTCGTTGAGGCAACCATCGAGCAGATCGGCGTCGGCCTCAATGATTTCCTGACGAACATCGGCCTGGTTTTGATCGTTGCCGAGTTTACCGGGCGTGCCTTCCGTGGTAGCCGTCTGCCCCAGCACGGCTTTGGATATCTGTTTGTCCATGTACTCGCAGAGATCTGCATACGAGACTTCCCCGGCCCGCGAAGCCTCTAAAAATTCTACATTCTGGTTGTCGGGCATGATAATGCCCGTGTCGGTTTGTATGGATTCGATGGCTTCCATCAATTTTGTTTGTTTGTCCGCCAGTGTACCCGCTGGGTATTTGCCGACGACTGTGGGCATACCGAATTTTTCCAGAAAGACCATCCAGAATTTAATGCCGTGTTTTTTAAACCATACCGGCCACCAGAGGCGCTGGCCGAGTCCTTTGCCGTAAGGATTATCGGAGTCGCCATAGGTGAAGGTGATGAATTTGCGCTCCGGAAGAACTTCGCCGTCAATCATGTTTTGCAGGGTGAGCAGGCGCAATTCGCGTTCCGGCGTGAAGATAAAGCGGCGCGGATGTTTGCCGATGAGTTTTTTGATGGCAATAACATTGCCGTTTGCGACCTTCCACATGATTTCCGCATTATAGAAACCATAGAGAATAGCCTTAAGAAGTTCCTGCCGCGCCTGGTCGAAGTTGCAGTTCATCAGAACTTCGGCGACGTAATCGGCGACAACCTGCTCCTTCGTGGTGGATGCCGGGCGTCCCTTGCTTTTTGCCGACGTGGCGGGCGTGATTTCCCATTCCTTACCGACTATCGCCATAATGCGCTGCTGCAATACGCTTCCGGCATGGGCGTCGCGTTCGACTTCGTCGTAAAGTTTCAGTCCCTTGCCCATCGCTTCGGAGCGCAAAACAGGATCAGGGTTTTCCAGCCGACTGATCCACCCGCAAAAGACGTCAATGTCTTTTTGAATTGTGGCCACTTCATCGGTCACAATCGCTGATTTTTTAATTTCCCGGCCATATTGGTCTAACAGCATGATAATTTCGCCCCTGTCGCGCGCGACGTTATGTTTATAAACAGTGTCAATGAAACTCCCCGCCCGTTGGGGGCAAAAACCGGCTCAATTGATTGTGGGGCATTTTTGCCTTGATTCATTTTTTGCTATCCTCTCCCCAAAAAAGAGTTCATGGATGCCCCGGATGTCATTCGCCTGGTACCGGTCGATTGAAATTCGATTTCTCCGCCCCATTCCTGCCTCGTTGCAAACCAGGCCATTGCCCCGGCAATGCCGGAATCGCCGTGACGCTTTTTATTGTCCTTGCCCTTCTGCCGGAGTTCCGGAAGTTTGGCGACTCCCTTGATGACTTTAAAAGCCCGGTGGTCTTCAATGACATCGGCGTCCCTGGCCATCATTATTGTCTGATCCTCAAAGGCCGCTTTATAGGCGGGCATGTTTTCGCGGTACCATGCCTCGGTGATCATTACCTGCGCAATGCGTCCCTCGCCGTAACGCTGCATGGCGCGTTCGGCCAAATACTGGCCGTTGCCCCTGGCATCGAGCGCGCCGAACTGAAAGCGCGGCAGGCGGTCGCAGATGTAATAGAGTATCTGCTCCTGCTGTTGAAACGGCATGTTGCGCAGCTCAAGTTGAAACAGTTCGCGCCAGTTGGCCTTCTGGTTTTCCAGCCAGAATTTCATGACGGTCAAATCGCCGGTTCGCGCGAAGTCTTCGCCGAAGACGGCATTTTGTTTTGAATCGATGCCGATAAGAAGAGGCTTTAGAATTTCCTCACACCAATCGCTTACCTCAGCATGACGGATATGATCGGCCAGCGCGCCAAAGGATGTCGGCTGCTCGTAGCGAATTACCGGAATATCGGCGCTGAGGCATTTCTCGATGACGGCGCGGGTCAGGAATACTCCGCTGCCCTGGCCGGGGATGCAAAAGAGTTCTTCGTCGGCGTCTTCGCCGTAGGAATCAATGATGCCCTGCCGCCATGTGTCTTCCGCCTCCGGCGTCCATGCGCGTTTCAAGACTTCACAGATTCTTTTATAAAGGCCGTCTTCCAGCGCTTCATCGAAGGTCACACGATGGAGGCTGTAAGGTTTCTTGCCCGCGCGGATATCCTGAATAACGGAGTTGAATTCATTGTTGTCGCCGAAGTGCGTGGAGATAACGCGAACCTGACCGCCCCACATCAAGAGAGCCATTGCCGCTTTAAGGAGGCCCGGCAGATCGTCATGGAACGCTGCTTCATCTATAACCACACGCCCCTGCTTGCCACGCAGATTGGTCGGTCTGCTTGATAACGCGGTTATGCGCCAGCCGGATTCAAAGGTGATTTTATAAGCAAGGATCTTCTGTTCTTTAACAATGCCCTGGTCGTCTTCATCCGGCTCTTCATATTCATCAATAGATGAAACGGCCATTTTATAGGCGCGCGCCCAGTTGGCGCAGTCGTTGATGAATTCCAGCGCCATATCTTTAGTATAACCGATGTACCAGACGTTGCGCTTTTCTCCGCCGCCTTTTTCGGATGCGTAAAGGGTATCGTCCGCCGCTTCCGCCCAGGATATGCCGACACGCCGGGATTTTTCTATGAATTTGACGTCGGCCTGATCCGCCACCCATTTCTGCTGATAGGGCAGAAGGATGCCGGTTGAACTGCGGGCCTGATCAAATTCGTTTTGATTTGTTTCTTTATCCATCGGTTTTAAACGATCCCTAAAATTTTATCTTTTATTTCCTTCGCCTGATCAGCAGTCATGCCGCCTCGTTTGACGGCTTTGGCGACTTCATTCGCCGCCGCATTAACCTTGCTTACGAACAGACCGTTGCTTTCGGCCTGTTTGAATTTAACGACCAGTGATCCCAGTTTTGTAAGGCTATCCATTAACGCGCTGTCTATCGCGCCGGGTTGTTTCTCTTCGGCGTGAGTCAACTCGCGTGCCAGGAGGATTTCCATCCGCAGTCCGAAATTAGTTTTGTTCGATCGGGCTTTGTCCCATTCGTCAAATTCTTCACTCGGCTTTTTGGTCAGGCCTTTCCATGCGGAGAGTGTCTGCCGGGATACGCCGAGTTCTTCCTCGATGGCGGTCAGTGATTTGCCGTCGATGAACATCTGCCGGGCAACGGGTTCTAGTTGTGTGCGTGCGCCTTTTTCGGCCATAGTGTCGCTTCGCTCCTTGTGAAGGGTGAAGTGTGAAACGTGAATGGTTAAATCTTTTTCTTTTCACTCTTCACTTTTCACGCTTCACGGTTACTTCAATTCCTCTTCCAGTCGTTTTATCTCACTGAGGGCCACGGTCAGCTCCGCCCATTTTGATTTCAGTTCATCAAACTGGTTATCGACGATATCTATCGGCAGATCCTCCGGACGCTTCAAACTGCAATCCAGATTAATGCAAAGAATCTGAGCAAGATTTTCAATTTCTATCCGCAGTCTTTTAGCCGTATGCTCAAGGTTTGTAAGTTTAACGCGCCGCATTGCATTCAGTGTGCTCATCCGATCATCCTCCGACGCTTTCTTCGTCCATAACAAGCCGCATCGCTTTTTTCTTGCTGATGCGTATTACCGGACAAAATTGATTTTGATTTATTGCGTCCTTACATTCAGTCATTGTTTGAATGTTTAGTGTGACAATGTCGCGCAAATCATTCGTCACGCTGGCGAAGTCCTTGCATAGAGAGACGTTGGATTCATACATTTTCCGCTGCTCGGCCATGTCTTTTTTATATTGTTCCAGCACGGCGGTCAGATCCGTATTGCTTTTCGCCATCACAGTTTCGAGGCGCCGGTTGTCTGACCACCACAAAAAAATAACCAGGCCCACAGTCCCGAAATCGCCCAAAATTTTTAATATGCTTAATATGCCCAGTTGCTCCACGTCAGTCCCTCCGTTGTTCGTAATTTGTCTGACACTCGATGCATCGCTCCGCGCCGGGTTTTGCTTTCAATCTTTTTTTCGGGATCGGATCTCCGCAGTCCTTACAATTCCTTTTGGTAACTTTCGCACCCGGCGTGACTATCGGCCTTGTTTTCGCGAGTTGGTTTTTCAGCGCGTTCTCCCGGAAAAGTGCGTCACGCTCCTGCGCTTGGTCAAAGATGTCCACCCGCTTTTTACTCCTCCCGGTACGTCTGCTCGTAACACTTCACTGTCTTTTCCAACTCCTTCGAGTAGACGACAACATTCGTGCTGTTTTTCACAAAATTAACGCCGCCCTTTTTCCACGTTGGCGGCAGCGGACTGCGGCAGAACGGCTTTACCAGTACAGGTTTTGGGCAGCACGCCGTCAGTAAAAAAAGCGCCGAGACAATCGTTAATGCGATCCATCTTTTCATTGTTAAATCCTTCCTTCTCTTTTTCGGTAAGGCTCCCCGCCAGATCACGGAGCGGCTCTGCCTGCTTTTGTATTTTTTTCATTTCGCTGTCCGCTGCACGGGCAGCCTGAGCGTTGCTATTCATTGTCTTAGTTGCCGTGGTCAGCGTTTTGTTTTCGACCTGGAGAGTTTTGATATCCGCTTTCTTAAGGAGGACATTGACGTGCTGCACGCCGATGATCAGACCGGCGACGACAACAACAACGGCAAGCGCCGCCGCAAGCGCGAGAGCTTTGTTGTCCCACATCCATTTAATCCAGGCGATGCTCATGTTTTTTCCTTCATTCTTTTTAGTGAGAGTCAGAGGTTCGGTGACTCTCTTTTTAATTTTTAAAGCAATCTGACATGATTGCCGGAGCAAATTTGTCACGCGCCTTTTCCCACTGCCGAACCATTCAAGGCCATCTTCCGCGCGCTCACGATGGCGGGACACCTGCACTCCTTTGCCCCTCTCTTTTTAAAAGGTATTCCTAATCCACGCTCCGGTTTATCCAGCCATAGAAAAATTGGCGCATCGCCGGTCGCCGCTGAACGAGATCGACGTAAAACCGGACGCGCTTGAGTCTGATTGAATTAAAAAACGCCACGCGGTTGCTGCGCGTGCGCGTGTACTCGTTAATCCACGCGATGGTCTCCGGCGTGAATTTTGCCGGAACGGGAACGGGCTTTTGCGTTGCCCATGCAATTTCGGCGAAGACTTTCGCCAGCAATCTTTCTGCCGCTGCGCCGCCCATGTTGACGGATTCGTCACAGAGCTCGTCGGCGATGCCCTGGGATTTTAATTTATCAAAATGAAATTTGAGCCAGTAGTCTTTATAAAATAAATCCCGCGCCTGCTCTTTGGTAAGGTGCTTGATGATGATGCCTTGCGCAAGTAGGCTTGTGCCGTATTGTGATGCCGCGATTCCGTACTTGGTTCCCAGGAATCTTCCGACGCCTTCTTTTCCGCCTGTCCAGTTTCCGGGATCGTGGATGTTGTTGCTGTAGCCGCCTTCATGCGGCAGAATAGTTTTTTCCCACACAGATAAAAAATCAGCGGCAAACGCTGCTTGTGTGATCAGTATAAAAATAATTGTAGTGACAAATCGGCGCATGTTTCAATCCCCTCTGATCCTCGCTTTTATAGGCCTGCCGGTCGGGCCGCTGGTAGCCTTGAAACGGCCAGACCGGCTTAGGCTAAGCGAGGAGATGCGTTGGGGATTACATTAAGGGATTTATTTTTTTGAGACTACCAAAGCGCTTGGGAAAAATAGGCAAAGAAAAACCCCTGTCCGCGTGCGCGAGGAGGGGCTGGATACTGATATTATGTACAGTAGTTTTAATCTATGATTTTATTTTTTTCGCCTGCATGTTCTAAAATTTCAACTTCAACATCACTATCAAATCTTGATACTAATGATGGTTTAATACCTCTAACGGCTTCGTCTATTTTAATGCGCAATTTTTCTATCTCAAACTCATCCTTTAAGGACAAACCATTTATTGCTACCGAAAAAAGAACATAGGGTATCATCTTTTCCTTTCTCCTGGATTCCCGCCTGCGCGGGAATGACATTTAACTGTTTACTGCTCACTATCAAACAACTTACATTGTTGTGACTTGCCGCGAAGGATATCACGGATGCGGGTTTCCGTCAATCCGTAACGACGCGCCAATTCCAGATGGTTGAATCCGGTGAACTCTTTGCGGATGCGTTCGTCGCGTTTATCCATGAGCAGGCCGTCAATTTTGCGGAAATAAAATCTCGTCCCGCCGAGGTATTCGCTGAGGTTCAGCGTGGCCTCGACGCCGATGATCTCCGCGATGGCCTGGTAACATTCCGGCAGGCAGTCAACGGTCATTTCGGCAGCGATTTCTTTTAGCCATTCACTATTCACTATTCACCATTCACTGTTCTTTGTTGATTTGCCAACATGCCTTTCAGCCCTTCAATTGCGCGGCTGGCCTGGACTGCTGTTGTAACCCTGCTGACTTTGATATATTTTGCCAGCCAGCGTTGGAATCCATCTTCCAGTTTCCAGATGATCTGTCCGGCCAGGGCGTCGATCATGTCGAGCTGATCACGTGTCGGTAGCACAAAGACATTAGGCGGCATGTCTCTTCTCGGCGGCAAATGATCTTGGATGGCAGACGTACCCTTTGTATATTTTTTTCGTTTTGGGATTTTAAAACCCAGCGCTTTGAAATGATCGATCAGACGCGATGCCTGGAAGTAGGTTAAGTCTGTGCAAGATGAAGCCTTGTACTGCATCCAGAGAATATCCCTGTAAACGTCATCGGATAATCCCAGTGTCGCCACGGCGGTATGAATCATTCTGATTTGCAGCGGTTCGATCTTCCGGACAGGCCGTTCTATTTTTATGCCGGTGTTCATTTTTTATGCCCCCACAAGCCGCGTATATGGTTCACAGTGAACCATAAGCTGACAAGGAATATTCCCCACTGCCCCGTGGTAAAAGAGGCGTATATCCAAAACGGCTGGCCGCACAGGCCGCATATGAAGCCCATCCGGTACCGCTTACCGGATAACGCCCAAATCGAGATGCAGGAAAAGAAAAATATCGCGAGTTGAATTATCATTTATCCATCCCCGCGAGAATGTTCCGGACGCGCGTCAGGTTAGCCTGTGCCTGAGCAGGAGATACTTCCGGAATGTTTTCTTCGCGCGTGCGCAGATCCTTTTCTTCCTGTTTGGATTTGCCTTTTCCTTCACGCTCTGAAATTCCGATCATGACTTTTTTCAGATAATTATGATTTTCCAGTGTCTGCTCAAAGTGTTTTTTAATGCAGACGTCGAGCGCCTCGACGATTCCGGCGTGACTGATCGAATACGTTTTTTTCTGAAAGCTGAATGATTCAGCGTCGAAAAGTTTTTTCATTTCTTCCATGATGCGCCGGAACTTCGGAGCCTTCAGGTGAAAAGGCGTAACGCCGAACAGACAGACATAGCCCATCACCGCGTTGGAATATTTTGTGATTACCGGCGATGTAATAATATTAAAAACAGCATTTAAATCTTTTGACATTTGTGCGTCCATAACGTGAAACCTCTTTGTGCAATACGGGCAAGTTATATTCATGTATTCACCATTTATAAAGCAGGCCTTCCAACGGCAGGCCGTGCTTCTTACGGAAAAAATCCTTCATTTCATAATAGTCATTAAATCCATCGGCGCGGGCCAGTTCGTTTTTTGCTACGGTGAGCAACCATTCGCCGTCCACGTTGATGCCGGTATAATCAATTGTTATTTGATGTACCTCTTTGCAAATAACTTCACCGATCCTCCGGCAACCCTTTGTCCGCTGGCCGACAAAAAGATACAATTTGTCGCCGACGTGCGGATTACGACCATCTTCGCGCTTTGCTCTGATCGTTTGCCTTTTTTTCCCGCTTTCAACGGCAGGCGCAAATTGCTTTTCAAAATTAAACTGCGGCATTTTTATTTCTCCTCGCATTTATTTTCTAACCATTGGCAGTTCAATCCTGCCATCTGCCACGCTTTTCTGATGATCGTCAGCGGGATGCTGGCAACAAAACAAACTATGATCACCCATCCAATTAATATTTTTTTGATCATGATATTTCTCCTTCGCTTTTTCCTGGATTCCCGTCTTCACGGGAATGACTCTTCACTTTTCACGCTTCACTATTCACGGGCGTTAAGCCCAACTGTCGCATCCTTTTCTTTCTCCCGGCTTTTGATAATTGTCCGGGAACCACTTTTGTTTATAATCGCAATATGCCCAGTTCCAGCCATTGGGGTTGCCGTGCTTGAACATATAGTGCATGCATTTCGCGCAAATATGTTCTTGTGGCGCTTTAAGTGTCGGTGACAATATTTTACCCTCCCTCAGCTCCTTCTCACGCATGTGCCGGGCTGTTCTTTAAGGGAAGCAGTATTATTTTCCCTCTTGCCGGTTCCCGCATTTAAAGGCAGTGTAATTTTCTTTGCGAGAATTGATTGCGATGATTCCGCTATCGCCGCATCGATATGAACAATAAGGTACCTGCCTGCTTTAATGAAGATTAAGATAATTCCGCAAAAGCATAAAAGTACCAGCGCCGCGATAAAGAATATCATTACAGCGAAAAATAATATCTGCGCGACGCCGCCCACAGATCCGCCGAGGTCAACCATGTTTTTTATTTTTTCGAGTTCCTGGTATTGCTGCATTTTAAATCCTCCTTATTTTTTTTCCTTAATTAACGCGATGCGTGGCAGGTTTTTGTCCAGCCATGCAATGATGCGGCGCAGGCGGCGGGGTGGATATTTAACTTCCGCATCATAACAAGCTTCAATTGAAAAAAAACTCATACAATTATTTGAATATTGCGGATCGTGCTGCGGACAAGAATCTTTTGTACATATCGGTTCGCTAAAAATTAACTTCTTCATGTTTTTATCTCCTGGATTCCGGCCTGCGCCGGAATGACATTTCACCATTCACCCTTCACTTTTCACTCTTCACGGTGTACTTAAATTCCTCTTTCGGCCCGCGTGTCGCGCCGATCAATACCAGCTTAGCGTCCGGCCATTTTTCGATGGCGTCACGATCCAACGACTTAACGACTTTGATGACATCCTTAAATCCTTGCCGTTCACACTCAAGCAGAGCGGTTTTCGGGATGCTGACTTTATCGCCGAGGTTGCGGATCAGGGAGCCGTTGGCCAGGTTGACAACGTCAATTACACCGCCAAAAAGAAGCTCCTTGTTTTTTTTCATAAGCGTGGTGATTCCTTTTTCCAGCGCGGCCAGTTCATCGCGCAGCGGGTTGAGCCATGCTCCGTAACGTGCGGTGACTTCCGCCATCTCTGCGTTGGCCCGCGCCTCCAGATCGGCAACCTCGGCGATCACATCGCGCATGTAGGTGAGGATATCGTTTGCTTCGTTTTTCACACTCCCCAGGCCCCTCCCCTCAAGGGAGGGGGTTCTCTTTACTTTTCCCTTTTCACTTTTCACGTTCTTAAGTTGCCTCCATTTCTAATTGAAGTTGTCCGAGATAAGCGGGCAGAGATACTTTTTCCGCTCGCGAGTTTTGCTTTAAAATGATCAGGGCCTTGATTTTCCGTTTGCGCAAATAATCAGTGTATTCACTGCCCGCAGCGGGAATATAGTATCCGCCACCGTTCTGAGAGGAGGATGAGCATATCGCAACGCCTTCATCCCGCAGGGCCGTGATCAATGTTCGCAGGGCACGGGTGTCGTTAATCTTATCATTCCAGGGGCGATCAAATACTGCCTCGTAAAGCGCCGTCATGCTGATGGCATTTATTTTACCGACGTGGCAGTATAATGCCGCGTGCAACCGGAGCCTGTTTTCGGATGTGTCTATTTCTCGCTTTTCGTTTTGTTCGTTCATTTTTTTTACCTCCGTTAAGATTTTCGCATCTCCTCTTAACGTTTCCTGTAGGGGCGCGATGCATCGCGCCCCTACCTCGCAAATATTCTCCAGACCACCGGCGCGAAATAGAGCACCGCAATAATGATGAAAACCCAGCACAGTATTTCCAGCGACCATTTGTACAAAGGTACTCTTCTTTCTCTCGTCGGCATTTTCTCGATGTACGGCACAAAGTTTTTCATGTTCTCACCCCCACCTGGCCTCCCCCCTCAAGGGGGAGGGAATTAACTCTTCACCTTTCACCCTTCACGCCCGGCAGCGCTGGGCTATATCGCCATGACAACGTCAGCGGTCACTTTCTTTTCGCCCATCTCAAATGCCAGGTTCATGGCCCGCGCGGCGTAATTGTTGACGATCAGCGGATAGGCATGTGAAACGGTCTTGTCGCGCCGGTCTTTGGTTGTCAGGCGGCGGCTGAGCGCGGCAAAGGCATTATCATCAAAGATGTCTTCGACCTTCACGTTGATGCGTTTGAATTTTAACCGCAGATACTCTTTGGTATTGCCGTTGAGGCCCTTGATTTCCGCCGTCTGTATTCTGCGGATCACTTCGCGCATTTCGATGTGCGCCTGCTCATTGAAAAGGTTTTTCAGTTCGGTCTGGCCCACCAGGATAATGCCCAGGAGTTTGCGATAGCCGTCTTCCATTTCGGAAAAACGTTTTAAATATTTAAGTGTGTTTGTGCTCAAGTCGTGTGCTTCCTCAATGATGAGGACAGCCCTGAAATTCTGTTTTGCCCTCTCCAGAAGAAGCTTGTGCACCTGGCGCGATTTTGCTTCTAAAGTTCTGGCCGGTTTTTGTTCCGACAGATCCATGATGATGGCGTCGCAGATACTCGATGAATTGACCCGTGTCTTATCAATCATCTTCGGGAAAATTACGATGGTGTCGCCGTCCTTGTTTAGTTGTTCGATGACTTTGCGGCGGATAACCGATTTGCCGCTGCCGACTTCGCCGATTACAGCGAGAAAACCCGCGTGCCGTGCGGTGTCCAGCATTGCTGCTTCAATGTAACGATGTTCTTCGCTCATGAAAATGTCTGAATCCTTTTGTATGTCGTCAATAAAAGGGTTCCTGAATATTTTAAAATGCTTCATTGCTTCTTGATCTATCATCTCGACCTCCACGCTATTGATTAATTGTTCAGGGTTTCCCGGCACGATTGCCGCTATCCGTCTTGTTGCCCATGTTCTGGCACTCCGTCCTGCCGGAGCAACTGCGCGTAAATCCTTGCCCAGCGGACTCCAGATGTCTTCAATTTTCATCTGCCGCTCGATCAGCCACTGCATGGCTCGCGGATTGGATGATATTTCCGCTTCTACGATTGCTTTGAAATCCAGCCGCTCTTTCGGCATGTATCCGCGATTGAGCGTGAGGTTGATCGAGGCGCGGCTTAATTTCGTTGCCTTGCCGATCAGCGTCTGACTGATCCCGCACTCCACGCACACTTCTTTGAGAATGATCGGCTTGAATTCCATCTCGTATGCCGTTTGTTCGTTGACTTTTGGTCTCGCCATTTTCTGCTCTCCTCGCTGTATTTTCTCTTCACTATTCACACTTCACTCTTCACCCCGTTAGAGACACCGTCTCTAATGGGGCCGCATTCCATGATCCATTTTCTATTGCCCTGATCACCTCCTCTGCTTCGTTTATTGTGATTCCGTTTTCGTATTTCATGCGCAGTTCGGCGTTGAGCGCCGGTGTAATGGTGCCGATTTCCGCGCGCAGTTTCTTTAAAAATTCTGTGAATGAAATCCGCCGCGAGGCAATGCCGCGAGAGACTGCGGATGCATCAACGGGCATTGCTGTGTTGATGGGCAGTTCCGGCGCTTTGATTTCCAGCGGGGTTCCTTTGCGTTCAATAAATTCGATGTTGCCGACTTTGTCCGCATGATGCCCGAAAACTTTAAGCGGCGATTCATAGCCGACAGGCGGGGCCACGCCCATGCGCTTATCACCGGTGCCTTTCCAGGTGATGCCCCATTTTTCGGCGATGTCTTCCATTTCTGTTTTGGCTTTCTGCGTTTCGGTATACTTCGGCGTCTTGTATTCGCCGTAAGGCGTGCCGTTGGTGAGCCTGCCGTAGATGTCTTCGGGGATCGGCTCGCACAGCCAGACGTTGCCGTTAAAATGTACTTCGATATTCGGGTATTCATAGGGATGCCGTACGACGTTGACTTTCTGGCCCGCAGCCATTGAATCGGGGATCTGATATGCGCGATTGTCCACGCTGATCAGCCGCGAGCCGTCCGCGATCCTGGTGATTGTCGGTTCTTTGATAAGGAGGCGGTAAAGTTCTTCCTCCGGACACAGCCGCAGTTGTTCGGCTGTGATATTTGACCACATGTTTGACCGGGGAGAGAGGCCGCGCATTAATTTTTCGCCGTTGACCCATATGCACCAATCAAGCGCCCAGCGGTTAAGCTCATCCAATCCGGATGGGCGATGAAATTTAAGTCCTGATTCAAAGGTATTGATGTAATGCATCAGGCCTTCGATCATGCCCTTCGCGCGCGGGTTGCCCGGCATGTGCGGTTGCAGGTCAATGCGCAGGGCGTCAAACAATGCCTGATTTGCTTTAGCCGAGACGATAGAGCCACGATCAGCAATGAGCATGAACGGCACGCCGTGGAATTTATATTTGCCTAGCTTCGCGCCGGATTCGCCATTCCATGTTTTTTTAATGAGGTCGTCTTTGGGCCGCATGGCACGGAAAAGAAAATCAGAGCCGTCAATCGCGCGCTCACCCGACGCATAGTAATAAAGGAAGAAAAAAGCTCCACTGCAATGGTCAACCACTGCGTAGCGGAGCAATTCTTTTTTGATTGTTTTGGCGGTCGCGACGATTTTGTTTTTATACATGGTCATCTCGGTGTCGCGTTCGCCCATGCCTTTTTTCGCATCAAGGAAATACTGGAGGCAGTTTGTGACGTCGAATTGCCAGACCTGGTTTGGATGCGCGGAAAGCAGGCGCTGGTGCGGCGATGGCCGGAGTAAATCTTTTGCCGATATTTGCTCCTCCCGGAGCCGCGCGACAAACCGGTTAGTGGAAACGCCGCCTGTCTCGATGCCGGAATCTTCCAGAATCATTTTCGCGTAGCAGGCGGGCAAGGGGATTTCGTTGGATGTGCGTCTGGATGTCAGCATAAGCGTTGATGCGTTGAGAAGTATCTCACGCGATGCGCTTGATTGACCTTTTGTTTTACGCTCCTTCCGAAACCGAATCCCCCGCGCCGCCGCATAACGATTGATACTGGCCGGTGTGACGCCATAATGCGCTGCGAGTTCCTTTGTCTTTTGTGCGGCTTCCTTTGGCGCGAGGCCGCGCAGGCTTGATTCTACGTGGTTTAAAATGGTTTCCGATACTGCCATATCATTTACTCCGTCATTCCGGCGAAGGCCGGAATCCAGTATTTTTATGCTGATACACTCTTCAATTCCGGCTGCGCATAGCGCGGGCAAAAACCTTTCATCAATCTTTTTTCAACGCGGTTAAAATGGCTGATGATTCCGGCAACGTCATGCGCGAAATCTCTTAAAGGAGACTCTAGTAATTCCTGAAGCTTTAGAGGTGTGTCAATGTGCGCTCCGGCAATGTCCATATTTACGCTAAACATATCAGCGCCAAGCCATACGCCGGTCATTTCGTTAAAAGCCCGCTTCACGATCTTATCTATTAAAATAATTTCTTCCTTTGATAATGCGTCCCAATTAATCATGATCATCTCCTCCTGTTTTTTCTATTCACTATTCACTTTTTACTTTTCTTATTTTTCCGCTCTTCCATCTTCTCGACTACTTTCTTTCCCATGCCTTTGCCCGCTGTCATGGGCAGGTTGTCGATCATCACGTCGGTGGCAGGAAGTTCAAACTCGGTGATCTCCCAGGGAACCTCCTCCGCGTTTTTGTATTCTTCATGCAGGCCCAGGCGCTCTTCCATCGTGACTTTGGACATGAATATATAAAGGTAGTAGAGTTGACGCAGGACGACTTCCGGCGCTTTGTGCGGGATAATTTTTTTCTTAATGTCGGAGATTGTGGTGAGGAAATCTTTTTGCATCTGGATGAGCATGTCCACGCCTTCCTGCTCTTCCTCGGTGAGTTCGGATTTTTCGACGGTGCGCTCCAGGCGCATGATTTCCTTTTCCTGCTTATTCAGGAGGGCTTCTTTATCTTTTAGTAGTTTGTCCTTTTGGCGGATGCTTGCCGTGGCTTCGTCTTTTTCTTTTTTGTGGGTTTCTTGGAGATGATTAATGAAGGAAGTGATGTCTTCCGGGGTGGCTGGTATTTGTTCATCTCCAACGATGAATGATTTTCCATCCTCCGATAAACCGGCGAAGTCTGCCGGTTTATTTTTACCTAACCATTTGATATCATTAAGAGTAACCCCTGCCAAAACCGGCAGATTTGCCGTAAATGACTCAAATATTGGCGTTACTGCGGCGATAATTTCTTCTGCTGATCTTCGCGGATAACCGGCCTCTTCGCAGAATTTTTCCCAAGTGATCCCCGCCTTTTTATAGTCTTTAGTTTTCTTCATTTTATAAAGAACAACTGCGTCTAGAAAATTAGAATAATCGCGGTGCGCTTTATTGGCCCTGATTGCGCCGATAGAATAACCTTCTTCTTTACTGGCTTGCATTTCCTGCTTGAGATTTGCGATTTCCAAATCCGTTTCCTGTTTGGCAATCGCGTATATTTCTTTTGAGATCTGCACATCTGAGTTATTTTTTGACATCTTTATTCTCCTCCCTTTTATCTATGGCTTTATTCAGATCTTCAATTGTTCGTTTGATTGATTTTTCGGCGCGTATTATCATCTTGACAAAATCGACGTCATCCCATGTCGGGTCAGTCATTGCGCCGGTCTCTGTGATGACATATTTACATAGATCGTCATACGACAGGCCGTTGTTTATCGCGTCTGTTATCGTCCTTATTGCCAGGTCGGGGTTTTCCGCGCCGAATCTTTTGCAGGCGGCGATCATCACGTCCATCGTTGCCTGATACAAATTTCCCATTCTCATAAAAGTGTAATTATCCATCGCCATCTCCTATCCAAGCCGATCAAGGTCTTGCTTGAGTTTATTTATTTGTCCCTCTGTATTGGCTTTAACGCGCGCCCAAATCACAGCCAGCCCCATTCCCGGAACATAACCATCGCCGATCTTGCGAACCCAACCCAGATCGTCCATCGTGCCGAGTTGACGGAACACGCTGTCCGTGGTCAGGTTGGTCGCCTTCGCAATCTCCGAAGGCCCGACAGGTTCCGCACTATCTTTGAGCACGTTTAAAATCGCGTTCGCCGTTACGAGCACCTCAATTTTCCTACAACTCTTCGCCGCCATAATTCCTCCTCGCTATTTTTTTATTTCGCTTCCATTTCTTTCAAAAACACTAACCGCTTGCGCTTCTCCGTCTGTTTGCGGTTAATTTCCTCTTCAATGCGCTGGATCTCCGCCCGCAGTGCTTCCGGCCCCGGCAGCACAAACACACCGACCAGTTTACCCAACATCCTCAAGGGGTCACTGCATCCCACAGCCTCACAAAAGGCAGGCAAATAAATAGCCGGAAATCGATGAGCCTCTTTCGACTCCGCCGTCCAGCTATCCAGCATTGCTTTTGTAATTTCCTGGCCGGTAAGTTCAGACATGCGCGCCGCAACCTGCCAACGCGAAAGCGGACAATCCTTTAGCGCCTGGCTGATGATCTCACGGAATTGGCGATCAATATCAAAACTGCCCGCCGGGCGTGAGACCTGGTTTTCTTCCTGATAATTTTTCAGGAGATCGAAAAGGGTCGCCTGATTGATGTCTATTCTTTGTTTCAATTTAGCCATTGCAAACCTCATATTTTTTGATAAGATCAAACCATGTTAAGCGGCTTTCTTCGGCCACAGATCTTCGATTGTCGTTTCTAAAACGTCAGCAATAGCCTGGCGGATAAGTGTAATTTTAGGCCCGTGCTTTCTGGTTCCGCCGCGACGATTGGTTACAACCATTGATACGAGGGGTGCCGACACACCAAGTTGATCGGCAATTTCGTCCTGTCTAATACCGTTGATGAGTAATAACGCGCTGATGTAACGCGCCCCTTTTTTATGTTGG